ATTTGGCATCTTAGCACATCCTACCTTTGCCGTGACCACGAGCAGCCATGCCACAACCACGAACCATGCCGCCCTTGGCCTTCTTTACGACCATAGGCTTTTCAGGCGTCTTGTAGCCTTCCTCAAGCTTCTTCTGATATTCCGGATCTACAGGAATATCCGACATTGGATAAGTCGGTTCCTTTTTAGGTGACATATCAGCAGGGCGACGAGGCGGAAGAGGGATCTTTTTTGGCATATCAGTACATCTTTCCCTTGCCTTGACCACGGGTCGCGCAACCCGCACCTCGGACAGAGGACTTCTTGGCTTTCACCATACCACCTGTCTTCATGCGACGGGCATATGAAGAACCGGGAAGAATGCCTTCGTCCGCACGAGTGTTGCCAGCCTGTACGTTTGCAGTACGGGCACGCTGAACAGCAGCCATAGCCGCACTACGTTCACCGCGTTCTGCTTCTGTGTCCATGCCAGCATTCGGAGCAACGAGTCTGCGGACAGAACTACGAGCGTCAGACACCGCACGGCCAACACGCTGTGCTTCCGTAGTCGGAGTTGAACTTACTCGTGGCATGTCAGCAGCCGGTGCTGCCTTGTCAGCAGGACGCTTTGGAGGAAGCGGAGCCGCCTTAGCAAGCTCTGTGGTGTACATCTTGCCGTCAAACTCAAAAGTTTTATTACCAGCAGCGCGCTCTTTACGAAACCTATCTTCAAACTCAAGACGTTTTGCTGTCTTAGCCATATCACTTACTCCTCTTTTTTGACATACCAGCTTCGGACAAGGCTATGGCAATCGCCTGCTTACGGCTCTTGACCACTGGGCCCTTCTTACCGGAATGAAGTTTACCAGATTTGAACTCACGCATCACTTTTTCAACTTTACCCGGCATCTTTTTCTTGACCGCGCCGCCCTTTTTGTAGACGCCACGACCTTTCAAAACATCCGCCTTGGTTACTTGACCGTCGCCGGTAAGATCTGGGAACTTAGCCATTATCGCCTCATCTAAAACGAGCAGTTTTCTGGGCTATGCCCTTCGGCTGCTTCACAAACTGTTTTCCCTTGGCTTTGCCTTGACGCTTTGCCTTGGTAGTCGCCGCATACTCTGCGGGTGTTAGTGACTTAATGGCTGCTTCCGGAAGATATCTTTCGCCGGTCTTTGACGAAGGCTTTCCAGATTTTGTGCGCCACTTTTGCGCGGTCCAATCCTTAAGTGATTGCTGCGGAGATTTCATCAGTCTCTGTAGCCCCCACCTTTTGCTTTGTACTGCTTGGCTAAAAGCTGTGCTTTGCGGGCCGACCATTGACCTGCGCCAGTACCTTGAACAGAAGAAGCCTTGATCTTGTTGAACAAAGCTTTACGCATACTAGGCTTCGTGTAGTTGCCAGCAGCATTAACCTTGCTCTTCGCGGCAGGCTTCTTAGCCATTACTTCTTACCTTTTTTACCCATAGCAATCATGATCGCAATGCCAACCTTCGGCTTCTTTGCAGCGCCGCCGTTCTTCATTGCAGGAACCATAGGAGCCATAGCCTTCATACCGGGCATCTTTTTGCTTGAGCGATTTTTTGCAATCGTTTTTGCAATGCTTGGTTTACGCACTGAACTTCTCCTTAAGTTTTGCAATACCGCGCTGAACAGTCTTGGTTTCGTAAATACGAATACCTGTCCACACTATCGTGAAGCCAGCGGCAATAGAAGGAAGCATACCCATTAGAGCACCTAAAACCGTAGTAATTGAAGCTAAGTCTAGGACGTGCTTCATGCCTTCATCAAGATGTGTCACTTGCACCTCCATCTTTTACGTGCCTGACGGAGACGGCTGTTCGGATCTTTAGCGGCCTCCGGAAACATTTTCATCTGTCCAGCAGAACGAGCGCAGAATGATTTACGGCGTTTTGCTCTTTCACCAGACGGGTTCGATTCGGTCACTGCTGTCTTCAGCTTTGAACCGGGGTTTGCACGGCGATAGGCTTTTACGCCCTTCTCCGTCATTCCGGCCCCTTGCTTAGTGGGGCGGAAATTTCCAGACTTCACGGAGGTCTTGATGCCCATATCTTTAGCCATCACGCAGTCCCCGCATCGTTCTTGATAAGAGCAATAATAAACATACTAGAGCAAGCATTATTAGCGGCTGCTCCAAAAGCTTGAGCCTCAATCGTTGTCTTCTCTGGGATGACGATTGGATACTCAAACGCATAATCCGCCGAACCATTGTTGAGTGTAACAATAGCTGCGGTACGACGAATATCGTCTGTACCACGAGTCATTAAACGACCCGTCACAGCATTCGATCCGCCTGTTTGTCCCGATGAAAACAGACCTTGTTCTAAATATCCAGTGTAGCCAGCAGGAATAGTGTAACTACCAGTGACCCTAATATTATAGTCGTACTGGATGATATCATAAACAGTTGCTGGAACACCCAGAGTAACAACGCCCGTCCCAAAATAAATATTACCTGCGGCACTGTACAGTGATCCCGCAGTTGCAACATAGGCTTGATTTATATGGAGATAGGAGTTTGTCGTAAGAACAGCAGTCTGACCGTTCAGAGAGACGGTCTCGCTAATCACATCGTGGTTAGCATCTAGTCCCTCAATATAAACGGTTCTAGCACCAGTACCGGCAGACGTATCGTTGGCACTGTCAGAACTAACGGACATCTGAAGAGCCGTTGCAGGAAACGCTAACAGACCACCATACGGCCACACCGTTTCTGTTGATGTATCGACGTCAGAGTTATACCCAAATACAACCACGCTCTGATGCCACGGGATTTGGCCCCGTGCCACCTGAAGATTGAAGGGCTCATATGTCCCTACTTTTGTGATTGATGAGGGAGGACGTGTCATGTCATGACCCTCAGCCGTAGTTCTTTGTCATTTCAAGGACGACAGTATATCTGTCACCAGCGGTAGCGCCGACTGTCGTGAACAATACGTCACCTGTCTTACCACTACCTGCATTGTTTGACAGGCCACCAAAGCGTTCAAAGTCAAACGTAACAAATTGATCAGCACCGATTGTGTAGCAAACAACGTCAGTTGTTGCATCCCAAAGAATATCAAGGCCCATGCCGACCGTCATGGCATCAAGCTTTAAGATATTCACGCTCGTGCAAGGCGTTCCCTGATAGGCTGTCAAAGCAGAGACATCCACCTTGATCACGGCGGACTCACCGGTGCCATCAGAAATATTCGTAAACTTCATGACAGCCGTCTTCGAGCCGTCAAAAACTACTTGCGAAGCTACAGCATCCGCCATGTGATTCTCCTACAAAACAGGTTTGAAGGGCGATGCAGTGGTTGCACCGCCCCTAATCACATTAAGCAGTGTATGTGCCGTGCTGGATGTAGTTCACAACGAGCGTACCAGCGCCACCGCCGGTGTTCGTCGAAGTGACACGGATCTTAACATCCGACGTACCGACGTTAACCCAGTTACCAACGCGGGTTGCGTCTGCACCAGCCGTTGCGGCGATGATGCCGAGCGTGCCGCCAGCAACTGCGCCAGCAGCCGTGAAGGCCGTAGCTGATGCCGTCGAACCAATGCCGAGGGTCGAAGCCGCACCATCCCAAACTGTCGTGACAAAAAGCTGAATGCTCGTGATTGTCGAGCCAGCCGGGATCACAATGTTGGTCGTGTAGACGCCAGCCGAACCACCGTTCGTGGCTTGCGTGATCGCTTCTTTTTGAGAAAGAACAACTTCACCAATGTTGGCAACGTCCGTGCCGAGTGTGGTGCCGGTTGTGTACTTGATTGGGCCCGAGCGTACGGGGCCGGAGAAAGTCGTCGTACCCATTAGGGTCTCCTGTCATTGGGTTTGTCAGCCACTATGGCTGTCAGGGACTAGAAAACTGTATAACAAAAAGGGGGCTGACACAAGTCCAGCCCCCTAATCTGTCATGACACTGTCAGTGCAAATTATGCACCTTGCGAGCCATAGATACCACGCGGGTCAGACCAACCGAACGAATAACGCTCGCGGGCCTTGTAGCGCACGTTGCCTGTATCGAAGTCGCCTTCAAGAGCAGTCTTGAGGGGCGAACGAACGAAGTGCTTCAAGCCGTTCGGCGCATCGGTCTTCACAAACCACGCATCAGGGTCAGTCAAGAAGTGATTGACCGCGAAGCCATCAGGCAGGTAGCTGCCAGACTTGATCGCGTTGATATCGTTGTCTGCGGTGCCGGTGCGTTGTTCCGACTTCAAGAGGCGCTGTGCAGTGAACTGAAGCTGCGGAGGAATGATGAGCTTCATGCCACGGAGAGCGACCTTGAGACCACGTTCGTCGATGAACAAGGAGATATCAATGAGAGCCTGCTCAAGCGAGGTTTCATTGAGGTCAGCTTGCGTCGAGAGCGTGTTCGACCAGTTGCCACCCATTGCAGTTGGGTGAGCTGAGTTCACCAACGATACGCCGTCGCCGCCTGCATATGAAGACGAGAAAGCGTTGTTGAGAACAGCGGCAGCCTTAACTTGCTTGGTGTTCGACATTGAACGGGCCAAAGCGCGTGTATAGCGAGCCGACAACTTGTCGTAGAGGTTGTCTTCCACAGCTTCTTCCGTGATGGCGAATGCAAGAGCAATCGTCTCATGGGTGTAGCGAGCCGTGAAAGCTTCGCCAGCCTGATCGTAAGCGACGGCAGCGCCTTCGCCCTTCACAGGGGCTTGTTCGAAGCCATAGAGCATAACTTCTTCTTCGAACGCACGATCTGAGTTCTCCGTATCGAAGATTTCAGCGTGTTCGTTGTCGTAGCGGTTGTACTCAAGGCCAAAAAGAGCATTAAGACCGGGCTCAAGCTCTTTGAGGAGTTGTGAACGGGTAATTGCCATTGTCCATTACTCCTTAGACGCCAGCGCCTGTGCCGTTAGCACAGTAGCGATAGAAGTGGTTGTTAAGCTGAACGATGGCAATGCGGCCAGCAACCGACGGATCCGAATCATTCGGCGTATCAACAAAGCCGAGGATGCGGAGGTTGAGGGTGTTGGTCGTGTTTACCGTCGAAACCGCGAGTTCTGCTGAGGACAAGCCAGAGGTCGTTGAACCCGAGGTTGCTGAGGCGAGGTTCGCGTTAGCGTGAATGATCGAATCAGCCGCTGCTGCATCGCAATTGATTGCGAAGGTTGCATCAGGGTCAGAAATGATCGTTGCCGTTGCTGCGGTGTTAGCCTTAACAGCGGCTGTACCGGGCCAATACGGCGACCAGCGGGGCTTGCCCGTGAGGTCGATGTAGTTGCAGCCCATGAAAACGCCGAGAAGCGGAACAGTACCGCCATTGGCATTGCCGACGATGTCGATCATGCCGTTGGCAAGCGGAATAACAGGGGTGCCCTGATAAATAACGCTTGAAGTACCAGCCGTCGAAGCCGTCTGAATGTTGTAGACGACGTCGCCGGTTGAGTTCACACCGCTTCCAAGCATACGATACGGACGAAGTCCGAACGCGGCATCTGTATTTGCCATTGCTTAGATCCTTTGTTCAGGAGGTTCTAGGACCTCCAAACGTGACACGGGATTGCCGCTCAGGTTTCTGAATCGGCATGTTAGGGTTGTTTTCACGCATCAAATCATTATCCACGGCAGTGATTTGATCACTGGACATCCGGCGATAATACGCGTTGCGTTGTTCAACCAATTCCTTGGGAATACGCGCCAGAACCAGACCACCAACTGCAATCACTCCGGCATGTTTGCCATCCTGAATGCTCGGGAGGTCGTCCCGATCTGGGTATTCATCTGCGCGAACAAGTTCATAGCCTTCGCGTAGGCGAGCGGACATATTTTTCCGGTCATCAAACCCGTTGGTTTCATAACGAATCCAACGGTGAACAAAGCCCTCCGGAGGAGGTGGTGCGTCCAAGGTTGACGGGGGCCGCCAAACTTTGGGACGTTCAGACTTGGTGCGGGTATCTTCAGCGCGTGTCGGACGAGTCATTATGCTCTCTCCTGTACGAGCTTCAGTTGCCGTTTGTAGTCATCATAGCTAACACCAAGACGGCGCGCAATATTTTTTTGCGTTTCCGACAATTCGATGTCGCCATTGGACTTCTTCACCTGTGAAGGACGGGCTGAAGCTACTGTTGGTGACGGGGGTTTCTTTTGGGTAAACTTGTGCGGGAACTCTTCACGCAGACGCTTATCCAACTGCTTGTAGTAAGTATCGCTAGAGGGGCTTACCCCTTCAGATAACAACTCGTCATGGATGGCGTAGGCCGCCGATGTCATGACACGGTCTTGAAGGAACCACTTGTTCCGTTCCGCCCACTCCTCTGCTCGCTTGTCAGGAACAGCACGTGGGGCAGGCTCCGGAGGTAGGTTCTTTTCAGGCTTGGCCTCTTCCTCCTGAACGCGGTAAGCCCTGTAGTTACGAAGGCGCTCACGCTCGGTCTCAAGTTTGACCAAATCAGTCTGAAGCTGGACCTGCTTTTCCGTGTCACCCTGCTCAACCGCAAGCTTAAGCTTGTCCCGAAATAGTTGTTCTTGGGTGTTTAATCGGGTTTCAGCTTCAGTTTCAAAGCTTTTATTGAGGGTCTGCTCACGCTTTTTAATCGTGTCAAGCTCGGCCTTTACGGCCTTGGCATACTCCAAAGCTTCCT